AGCGCACATCGTAGTGGTTCATTGCTTCGTCGATGTTAGGCACGAAAGCCGAACTTACGAGCAGATCATCAACGGTTACGGTGATCTCGCTAGAGTCAACCTTACCACCAAGGATCACTTCACCCGGTGAGTGGTAAGCAGCAGTGGTAGTTCCGATTGAAGGGAACTGTGCTGATTTACCGTTAGAAATAGTACGCACTCGGTGAAGAGGCATAGCTACGTTAGTTTCCTCGAAGCTCGTCAGAACTTCCCCGGAAAATTGCTTCAAGAATTTAGCTCGCTTTGAGCCAGCGTCGTTGTTTAAACCCGGACGAGACGCTGCCGCTGTTGGGTCTGTAATTCCATTCCATGACATAATAATTTACCTTTTGTTAAATGTTTAAATGAATGTTTAATGTTTGCATTCTTTCAGTCACTTAACACGTAACTCCGTTCTCTGAGATTATCCCCGCAGGGGTCAAAGGTAATTGTAATTTTGTGTTGTTGTACTTATAGAATTAAAAAAGCCTCCCGAAGGAGGCCAAAGAGACTATTGGACGTTGCTGCGATCAAGTTTGTTCGCAACTTGTTGACGGTATGCTGGATCAGTTTCGTATCGAGGATCCTTCATAGCTGTGGTCACTTCTGCCCACGAACTATAAGTACCGCCTGATGAAGACGTAGATTGTCCCGCCACGAGGGTAGGGTCTGCACCTTCTACAGTTTGATACTTAGCTTGAAGTCCGGCTACTGCCATCTTGACCATCTCAATGTCTCCAGAGTCTACGGCGCGATCATAGGCTAAGATTTCAGCTTGGCTGAGGTTGTCCCCTGCCCATGATAACATTTCCTTATAAGACTCTTCGCCGCCCACGGTTTCGTAGACAGACGTTTGATAAGAAGTGTTCAAAGCCTCTTGGCCTTGAATCCAACTCTTTACCAAATCATTAGAGAAACCAGCATCAGCTAACTTTTGTAAAGCAGCTTCTCCTAGTTCTCCATGTTCGTTGTATTCGTTTTGTAGTGAATCGAAGTCTACGCCTTGCGCTTCTACCGCTTGTCGGACTTCGGAGGCTTCAGGCTGATCGCCTGTATCTGTCGCCTCTGGCTCTGCTGCTGCCTCAGCTTCAGTTGCTGGTTCCGCAGGCTCACCTTGACCCATCTTTTTCTCAAGCTGTGCATATGCTTCTGCCATTTGTGCTGGGTCTTTAAATTTCTCCGGCAACCAATCAGGTCGATCCGGGTTGTTGTTCTTTTCTATCTGTTCGCCTTTAGCGATCATAGCATCTACGTGCTCTTGTGATTCGCCTTGCTCTTCATATGTATTCATGTCCATAAATAATCTCTTTAGTTTTTATTTCTTTTTAGCTGTTTTCTTTTTGACAACAGCTTTAGGAGTCTTAGGTGCTTCTACGACTACAGGCACGTCGGGTACTGAGCGTATAACACCGTTGATTAATACTCTTTTAGTTTTCATGTTTTACCTTTTAGTTATCTCGGAACACCTGAGTGATCGGCATTGCCTAAAGGAAGTTGTCCTGTTACTTCAGAAGCATTCTTAATAAGGCCAGAGTAAAACATTTCTTTAATTACTCTATTATCCATACCGGCTGTATTCTTTTTGTTATCCTGTCTTCGTAGATGCTTTGCAAACGCTGCCGTATCTTTATTAACTGCTGCGTCTAACACGCTCGTCCACTCTGCCCCGGCTTTATCGCCTCCAACATTGTACGCTAAAGATGTTAAAGCAAGTTTAAAACCATGATCTAGTTTATCCCAGCTACTGCCTCTTTCTTTAAGTTTAGCATCCCAACCGGCCTCCCTTGCATACTGTGCGTGGTTTTCCATATCCTTATTCAAGATTGTAACTTTGTCCTCGTCCGACAGTCCATTCGCAAATGGAATGCCATAGATTACTCCTGACTCTCTCTCTTTATCCGTGAGCTTGTGTCCATACCCTATATCCAGCGATCGCTCGCTTTCAGGTAAGTGGCTCTCAGCAGTATCGTGGGTGGGTATAGGAGAGGAACCGTGATCTTTTTCAGCGTGTAAGCCTATGTCCTTATAAAACTGAGTAGACCTAGGATGCCTATCGGCGGCCTGTACCGCTGGAGCTTCCTTGCTCGCTATATAAGTTTGTATGGCATCACGCGCATTAGCAGCCATGCCGCCAATATCGTCAATAAAATCCATCTTATTCCTCCTCAGCTAACTGAGCTGCACCCTCTTGTCCCATGTCGCCTACGGCTTTCATAGCGTTAGGGGCTGCGGCTTGAGCCATCTGCATCATCTGTTGTTGCTGCATCATCTCTTGCTGCTGTTGCATCTCTTGTTGCTTCTGTTCGTCAGACTTAACAAGACCTTGAGTGTCAATACCCAGTGACGCGCCGAGGCGGTCGAGGTAATCACTAATGTTAAGTTCACTAGCAATGACTTCCTGTCCTAACGGCTGCAACATTTGTAAGAATTGAGACAGCTTGTTGAGATCTTGTCCACGGCCTAGTGCTTCTAAGCCAGTGACGATTTGAGGTTTTAAAGTATCTTTAGGGAATTTTGGCATTTTACCTTCCTTCTGCATTTTACCGAGAAGGAGGTTGACGAGTGGAAGCTGGAACTCTTGGGATAGGACGGAATAAATTCCGCCAAGAGCAGTTTCTAACTCTTGCGCCATGAAGCGTACTTCTTCTGCTGTAACTCGTTCAGCGTTCCGTTGGACGGAGCTGTTGAGCAGGAAGGCATAAGACATACGTTCAGTGATGGTGTTCATTGTTTCTTGTGCAACTCTAAAGTCGTTAAACTTATTAGCTTGCAGCGTCGTCACGTCGTTAGCGTCACCAGAGATGATGCCACCGTTCGGCGAGTCTGCAATGTTACGCATCTTCGTTGTACCATTAGGTCGTACCATGAAGAGAAGCTTCGCACTTGCGGCGCTGCCCTCGACAATAGCTCTTGTCAAAGACTCAAGTGACTTTAGGTCACCTGCATATTCCTCAACAAAACCTCTACCATAATCTTCACCATCTACAGCAATAAAGCGTAGGGCTAACCAAGGTAGGTTTTCTTGTTTATACGAACCTTTAGAAGCCGGGATAACAATACCGTGGACTTCTTGGTGTACTTCAAACTTGTTACCTACACGTCTCACACAAGTGTATAGGTCACATTCTTTCTTATTAGTGTCAGCTTGATACTCAGGGTTCTCTAGGAGAGCTTCCTTGATTTCATTAGGCAATGCGTCGTAAGCAATTGTTTCTTTAACAATTATCTTGAGCATATTACCCATAGTATCTCGTTGGACGACATACCGATCAAGTCTAAAGACTTTCATGCCCTCTTTCGGTGGCATATATATAAGAGCGTTACCGCTGTTAATAAGCTGCTTTAGTGCTTCAAACGTAGGAACTCTAATAGCTTTTGATTCAACGATCTGTGTTGCGCTTCTCTCTATTCGAGCTAACGCCTCTTCTGCCTTACCTCTAGCATCACCCCCTAGTTCCACCAAATCGAAATCATCAATTGTGAGGCGGAAGAAGGGCGTGTTAGGAGGAAGGAGTGTAACCAGTAGCTTAGAGGCAAGGTTGTTAACGCCTCTAGCGCCTACCGATTGGAAGGGGGTGTTGAACTGAGTAGACCCGGTATGTCCTTCAGGGGGCATTAGGGTTGGTATAGTTAACTCAGCGCAAGCTCTTGCTCGACTTAGGAAGGCATCACGATCTGCCGTCATAGCTTCATAAGCCTTGGCTATAGATTGATCGTGCATGGTGTTTTCCTTTAATATTTAATCTTTAATTTGTCGCCAGACATGGCTGTAGGGCTGGGTTTAGGTTGGTTAGCGTTTTTAAACTCAGTGTTTTTATCTTCGAGTTTTTCTCCAGCAATACCTAGAAAGCCTTTACTAGCTAGTTTTGTTCTAACTTTACTCTTTCCGATTAAACCTGCTGCGGGAGTACACATTAGGAAGCTCCAATCTTAAGGCCAGTACCTGCGGAACCTTTTACCTGTGCGCCGGAAGACCCACGACCTAAAGCACCTTTCGCGCCTTTCTTCTTCTTCTTTAGACTTGTAGCATTTGAGTCTACAGCATTGCCTAGTTCAGAAGGAGCGGCTTCAGGTGGTGGTGGGGGTGCAATAGTAGGCTTAGGTGGTGGTGGCTTGGGGGCTGACATACACATAATTAAATCTCATCTGGTTGGTCATCCTCCAGCATTTGTTTTAGCTTGGCGATGACGGTTTGTTGTCCTTGAAGGAAGTTCACCTCCAAGGCTAATTCGTTTGTTGTTAAACCCTTGGGAGACGGCAGTGCGTCTGGGAATAACCTTTCTAAATGCTCAATGAGCAGTGGGGATACTATAATATGTTTCATTTGTACTCTCTATAGGGGAATCTTTGGAAAATGTACCCAGACGTTAACGATGATATGGAGGCAGGTGACCACCTCCAATACCGTTACAGCGTCTTTAAATTTCACATGAACCCGCCGAGCAAGCCAGCTCTTGAGTCCCTGTGGTCGTGTCTTCTTTTTCATACTCGCCTAACCTATCCCAGTTAATTTCAGAGGGCATATCGAGGGAGAGTGCTTTGTACTGCTCTGCCGTAATAGCCTCGTAAGGTGCTTGTTGATAGACGTGATCAGTACGTGGTAGGAAGCTAATGCCAGAGCAAGAATCTAAACGATCCCAGAGCCACTGACCAGCAGCAAGGAACTCATCATCTGAGTAGTAGATGGTTACACTAGGCTTATGCTCACACCAATGGTTCTGGTATGTTTCCCACAAGTCTAGCTGTGACTTCACATCTAATTCATCTACACTCACGGCTCCTTCAGGTGCTTTCATGGGGAAACTAAATACATAGTTGTCCTCATTCATTACATCCTTTTCCCATGGCACACCCTCAGATTTCAAGAAGTCACTGATGGGGTCTTTACCGTCACTGCGTACTCGTCTTATATAATAGGGAGAGAACCGGGCGTGGATGCCTGATGCGCTATCTACAAGCTGTGATACAGTACCGCTCGGTTTTACGGCGGTAACAGCCGTAGACTGGTTGATTCCTAAACTAGCAGCAAACTCTTTGTTAGCATCTACAGCAACCTGCTTCAGGTTCTCCAAAAGTGTTTCAAGATCTTCTTTCTTAT